AGTTTTCATTTGTTCTAACTCTCTTCTTTTAATATTATACGTTTTAGAAATTGAATTAAAACTCACTTCATGTTTATTTTTTTCTTTATCTAAATTTCCTATATCTGCTACATTAAGTTGTATAGTAGTTTCTACATCTCTAATAGTAGTACTTGTATTATAAGGATCTGTATTATAAGAAAAATTTTGTATATCAGTATTTTTGTTTAAGTTTCCACTTGATATTAGTTTTTCATTAGCTATACGAGCTGCTTGTTCTGTAGCTTCTGTTACCCATATCTGTTGTTGTTTTGGATCATTCATTACTTTGATCTCTCTATCTTTGTATGAAAAAGCAGATGAATAAGGCTCTATTTGGTCTTTAGTATATTTATTTTTAACTGAATTTAAAACATTACCTGTTTCAATTTGATTTTGAAGGTCTTTAGGACTTAAAGATTGTAATTGTTTATAATCTTCTTCACTTACCATTCCTTTTAATTCTCCTAATAAATATTCAGCCCCCTCACTTGTTATACTTCCATCAGGATTTTTACTTGTTACGTTATATATACTTGATATTCTACCTGTAATTTTATCATCTCTAAAAGTAGTATAATTAAAATCGTTTTCTAATAATTTAGTACCTGCTTCATCTAATTCTTCTTTTGTAACAATCTTACCTATTTCGTATCCAGTAAGACCGCTACCTTCTTTAGTAATAGTAAATGTTCCGTCAAGATTATCAACATACCAAGTAGCTTTAAAATCTTTAAAGAAAGGAGTTAATGTTTTATCTACATCGTAATAATTAACAGTATTTAATAATAAATCTTCGTGAGGTTTATTATTATAAACTATACTACCGTCTTCAGTAGTTTTATAAGGATTAATTTCATTAAGATTTCTAATTTGTCTTTGATAATCTTCTTCATCAAGAGTTTTTTTATCTAATTTTTCTCTTAATATTTGTCGTGCTAACATATCAGCATCAGATTTAGCTTTTAAAGCTCCTGCTCCTAATTTATTTTGAAAATCATTAGTAAAATCTCCTATATCTACTGTAGCATCTCCTAAATGAACATTTCCGTCTTTAAATTGAGAATTAAAATTATTATAAGACGCTCTTAAATTACTAGCTATCTCTTTATCTTTATCTGTAGTAGCGGAAGCTTCTAATCTATTAATAGTGTTATTTAATACATTAACATCTTCTTTATTTTTAATATATCTTTTTTCTACATCTTCCATTAAACCTATTGTTTGAGCAATAGGTTTATGAACATAAACAGGAGCAGCTGTACTCTGGTATTCATTGCCTAATAATCTACTTTGAACTACAGTATTACCTATAGCTTGTAAAGGAGTTAAATCAGGTTTATAATAATCTTTATTATATTTATCTACTTGAGCTTTTTGTTTCTCAAGTAAAGCTTGTACTTGGTCTTCTGTATATTGTGCCATCTTTATTAATTTAATCTAGTTACAATTTCTTTAGCGTGAGAATTATTAGGGTCTTTTTGTAATAACATATTAGCATTTAATAACATTCTTTGTCTTAATTTAGGATTCTTTAATATATTACCATATTCAGTTTTTAAATAAGCACTAGATTTTTCTCCTGTAGGGTCATTACTTAATACGTTTTCAATAACATCATTACTTGCTTTATTTAATTCTTTTCCTGTATAGTAATTTTGTGCAGCAGTACTTATACTAGCTAAGTTATTAGATAAAAAACTTCTTTTATCTCCTTGAGTTATAAAATTATCTGTAGCATATTTATTAAGAATATTATTATTACCTTGTAAAGTAGTTTGTCTATTTAACGCTTGTTGATTCTCTAATTGAGTTTCTTGATTTTCTTTATTAGCTAATATATCATTAGATTGTTTAGTGCCTTCTAATCTAGCTCTAGTTATAGCTGCTCTTGCACTATTACTATTAGAAGTGTTATTTAATACACTATCTACTATTGATTTAGTACTATTATTAATAGCACTTAATTGAGGATTAACATTAATAGTAGTTTTCATTTTCTCTGTTCTATTTAATAATGGAACAGGTACTTTAGGAGTACGCATAAACATATTAGCTATAGCAGGTGCGGCTTGAATAAGAGAAGAGGTTATACCTTCACTATTAAATTTACCTGCACTAAGTTTATCACTGGTATTGGTAACAGATTCAAAATTATTACCTGTTTCTGTTCCAGTAGAAATATCTGGAGCAACAGGTAATTTATCTAATCCATCATTACCTCCTATAGAACCTGTATTATTAGAGTTATTAGTGTTATAAGGAATAGTAGTATTATTTCCAGTATTATTTAAATATTTACTTATATCATAAGGAGTATAAGAAATAGGATTGGTATTAACAGAATCTTTATTAATATAATTATTAGAAGTATTATTTGGAATAGGATAAGTAGGATTATTAGGATTATATTGATTATATTTTCTATAACTGTTTTGATTATCTACTAAACCTAAATCGTTTCTTAATAGAGAATTACTATAAGTAAATCTATTTTTTCTATATTTAGGATTAAGTGGTAAAGGGTCGAAATTACCTCCTACTACATATTTCTTTAACACACCTCCCATAGCCATACCTTCTTTCGGCATACCCATATTCTCTTCTATCATTTCTTGTTCTTCTACCATTTCCTCTTCAGGATTAGGTATAGCTTTTAACATAGGATTAAATAAATTATTATCTCCTTGTAATATATTCTCTACCGCATTACCAGTATCAAAATTCATTTTATCAGGATTAGCTAATTTTTCATTACCTATTTGTTCTTTAGCCTTTTCTTGTAATTTAAATAAATTATCTTTAGCCATATCTATTATAGATAATTGTCTTTCGATACTATTTTTACTTCTTCCATCAGAAGTATTTTCTAATTTAATATTTAATTTATTTTCTTGATTAGTTAGTTTTCTCATTTTATCAGAAAAAGTATTATTAATATCATATTTTAATTGATTAGAATATACTTTTTCTTCATCTTTTATTATTTCTCCGTTTTCTACATTAGCAATAGGTTGTCCATTCTTAGCAATATCTATCCCATAATTACCATCGATATTATTAGTAGAATGAGTATTACCTACTGCTTGTTGAGTATTTTCTCCTGTAGGTATTAATGTTCCTCCTTGAATTGCTTGAAGATTAGGTTGTGAGCCGAGAGGAAGATTTCCTCCTTCTAGGTATTCCTCGATTATATTTCCTTTACTATTAAAGTTTTCTAGTAATTGGTTATCTTCTGCTAATTGAGAATTAAATAAACTAGCTCTTTGTTCTCTTTCCATACGAGCTTGTTCTTTCTTTTGTTTAGCATTGTTAATAAACGAAGTAACAATACCTAATCCTGTTCCTGCTGCACTTGCTATAAGACTTCCTGAAATAGCTTTAGGAAGTCTTTTATTATTTAATTTATATTTTGTTATCATTTTATTTAATTTTATCTTTTGGTTATTTCACTTTTAACGTTTACATTATGTATATATACTGTTTTATTTTCTTCGTTATTTATAATCATTCTTATAATTATAAAATTACTTAAAAAATTTGACTTGTTAAAAAATACTTTATTATAATTTATATTATCTTCTAAAAAATTTCCTTTTTCATCTATAAAAGGTAAATTATAATCTTTTACTAAATCTCTAAATTCGTTTAACTGCCATTTATATTCAGTATTTCTAATTACTTTATATTTACCATTCTTTATATCTATAAAGCCGCTACATTGATTATCTGTATAAATATATACTCCGTCTATAGTATTATGATACTCTACAACACCTGTTTCATTATTAAATACTTCAGTTATCCACATAAAAGATTGATAAATTTTACTTAAATCTAATCTTTGATTAAATATTAAATCTACATAACTTTTATATTGTACTCCATAGAAATTACTAGGATTAACAACTTTACTATTATGTTTATATACAACAGCGTTGTTATTTAAGTTATTTACTATACTATAAAGTCCTTTATTAATATAATACATAATATTAGGTAAATAATCATGTAAACATACAAAACTTCCTTGTCCTTCTAAGGCATAAGATATAGTATAGCTATTATCTATAAACATTGGATTATTATAAAGATTTATAGGTATATTATTATTGTAATATATTCCATCTTTATAAGAATATTGAGGATTACTTAATAAATCTTTATTTATTAATTCGTAATGTTTTTTAGTAAATAAAAGTCTATTATACTGTTCATCAAAACTTATTATATGACCTACACTAGTAAAAGGGTTATCTACTCTTTGTTTATTCATAAATTTATCATTTTCAAAAAACTCTAAACCTGTATCAGTGTTATCTATAAACCATTGTTTAGTATTTTTCATACTAATTTCTTGAGGAGAATTACCATTTACTATAAATAATTTACCTTGTATTTGATCTATTGTAGCGTACCCTCCTTTAAATATAATACAAGCAAATTGACTACTGCAGCCTATATACCCTTTATTACTATTATAAACTATTTCATCAGGAAATCTATCAAATAGTTCTGATGTACCTAAATAAGTATCAGAACCTGATGTATTTAATTTATCTTTAATACTAGATAAAAATAAACTATATTTTTGTTGAATATAAACAGAATTATTAGTACCTCTTAATGCTACTATTTCTCCTTTATCTGTAGGCATTTCATAATAATCATCTACTAGAAAAGTTCTTATACTTCTTAATTGTAATTGTTCTGAAGCTATTTTAGAACTTCTATTTATTCTATAAGGAAAATAATTAATAAAATCTTTATAATTATCAACTATAATAACAGTAGATAAATCGTTTAAATGAGAACTATCAGAAAAAGTTGTAGTTTTTATTTCATAATCTTGTGTATTGAGAGTGTTTAAATCTGAATTACTATGTAGCCCAAGAAAATTATTTTCTCCAAATGTAAAAATAGAACCTTTTAAAATATTATTATTATAAGAAGAATAAAAGCCTTGAAATTCTACATTTAAATATAAACACCCTACTTTATTAGTATCCTTAGTAACTACATAAGTAATTAAACTTGCTTTCAATTTATTATTTGGAAATACATCTCCTCCTAATTTAAAAGTATTATTATTTTTTTCATATTTATTATAAATAATTAAATCTGTAGGATTAAAACCTGTATAGCAATTATCTATTATATTTAATAGTGTTATATTGGCTATATTTCTACAATTACTATCATCATCTGATTTTATAACATCTTCATAAGATTGAGTATTTATATTAAAGGAATTAAATTTAAAATGATATGCAAAATTATCTGATAAAGGTACAAAAGGTTTACTTAATTGCCATATTTTACCTCCTATTATAGGTATTCCACTATTATCTGTTTTTCTATAACTATCATTATAACTTTTAATTCTTAATCCATTTTGAGTAAAACGAGTTTTTCCTGCTATATTATTAGGTAAATAATAATTATATTCTGATATTATTGAATACCTTATATCATCAGTAATCAAATGTAAATTATTATCAGGATTTAAATATTTAATATAATTAGCTTTAGCTATTTTAACATTAAGTAGAGGACTATTTTTATTAACTTCAGGATTAAAAAAACAAAATGTAGAATAATCTGATAATACATCTCTTCTACAATAATCTTGCCTATGCGTAGTTGAATTAGTATTAGGTATAAGTGTTCTTGTATTAAATCTTATATTATTATATAATACAGTCCAACTTATTCCTTCAAATTCGTAACCCTGTTCTATATTTTTAACTCCTAAACCATTAGATTCTACTAATGATTCTCCTCTCTTTCTTTTAACAAAAGATAATCTAAAAGATTGTATTTTACTATCAATATCTATAGGTAATAACGCATAAGGTACGAGTTTTATTTTAAACTTAGCCATAGCTTTAGTCCCTATAGTACTTAAATAGTATTCACATATTTTATCTAGTCCAGGAAGTCTATGATAACGTATAGGAGTACCTCTTAAATCATCAATATTATTACCTGTTATAGTGCTACTATTATATTTATCATCAAAAGGGTAAGTTTCTTCATTGTAAAAAGTTCCAAATTCCCATATAAAAGGAGTTCTTCTACCATTATTTTCTATCTTATATCGTTTTATATTAGGGTCTAAATCATTTAACCCTAATTGATTTAATCTAACACTTCCTATAGGAGAATCCCAATCACTACCTGTTGCAAATTTTGGAGCAGGGATATGAAAAGCAGGTGTGTAACTACCATCTAATAATTGTGCTTCACAATAGAAACTATAAACTTCATCAGGCATTAAAGTAGAATTAGTTTCATTTTCCTCATTAACATCTATATCTAATACTAATTGGAATAAATTAAAATACTTTTGCCATTCAGAGTAATCTATTTTATCAGTAACTAAATTACCTATTAATAGTTGGTCATTTTGTTTAGTTATAGTTTTTATTTTATTAAATATTTGTTTATCTATTATTAATTCTTCAATATTAATAAGAGATAAATTAGATAAGCCTGAAAGACTATAAATTATAGTATTTCCAGTATATTCTAATATATTAGTAGTATAGGCTTTTATAGCATTTTCAAATTTAGCTACTATACCTATTCTTAATTTTTTATAATTAATATCTAGATTATTAATTATTATTTTTAAACCTCTTTTTTCTATATTCTCTATACCTCTTGTAGTCCAAGCTATAGTACTTATAGGAAAATATATTAATTCAGTATTATCATTTAATACATAAGTATATGTAATATAAATAACATCTCCTTGTATAGAACCAGATTTATATTCTGTTGTTATTATTCCTTCTTTTCTTATAGGAAATAAATCTAATAAAGTTATATTATCAGGATTAATCAATTCTTTATTAATATCTACTTCAAATGGTAAAGTTTTAATATTTAATATTTTAGGAGTATTAGAATCATCTTTAATTCCATCACACCATACTATTATAAGTTCTTTTTTATAATTATAAACATATACACCTTCAATAGGACAGTTAAGATTAATTCTAAAATAAGGGTTAATAGTCCTTAAAACAGAAATATAATTATTAGATATTTCATTATCTATATATCCTATACAACTAAACTCTCCATCTCTACTAAGAAAAACTGTTTCTTTATTAGTTTCTATTTTACCCATTACTATTCCAGGTACGTTATCTATAAATTCGTTACCTTCTTCATTAGCAATAGAGGTATATCCTCTTGTAAGAACAATATTTTTAGCAAATTCCCAAAATCCTTCAGGAGTTTTTACTCGTCTAGTATTGTTACTTAATCCGTTAAAATCATTCATTATGCAAAATATAAATTATTTTTTAAATCTCCTATACGAAGATTAGTCCAAATATCAGTAAATTCTTCATAATCTCCTCTATCAAACCAATTAATATCAGCCATTGCTCTAGGGTATAATTGTTCCCATTTAGTTAAGGCTGTTCTGAAATCTATTATAGAATGATTAAACCCTCTAAATCCTAATCTATATATAACATAGTACTGAAAAGCCTCTTTAAATATAGCATTATCAGGTATCATAGGATATCCATTTTCATCTTTAGGAACTGAATAATATACTATTAAAGCGTTACCTTTATTAAAAGTAGTTTTAATACTATTACCTACTACTGTTCCATATTGCCCATCATGAAATCCTATTCCGCTTATAAGAGAACCTATAAGAGGATTATTACGAAGATTTAATTTAGCAACTCCCCAATTATTACCTCCGCAACCTGAACAACCTGAACTATTAATATATATAGAATGTAAATATTTAATATCACAAGGAAGTTTAAAAATATTATCTTTTACTTCTACTGGTTTTAATTTAGGAGTATAATAATTAGATAAATCCATAGTATCTATTGCGTCATCTACATAAGCAAATATATCTGCTTCTAATTCTTTAGGATTAGCTAAACCTAACTCATTTACTATTCTTGAGATAAGTTTTTTACTAGATATTGTTTTATTATACATAATTATCTTTTTAATTTTATTCTTTTAAAATATTTATTAAATTCTTTTTCATTAGTATCTTTATTTTTTAAATAAATACTATTTAGTTTATTACTTAATCCTGTATTTCTTTTAGATAATTTAAAATTATATTTTACTTTTTTATATATATAAGGTATATATCTTAACAATAGAGGATATTCATAAAATTCATCTTCTAATTTTACAGCAAAATAAGGCTCATTATTTTCTTTATGTACTAATTCATCTAATTTACTATAATAAGGAATACCTTTATCTAAACACTCTTTCTTAATAGGTCTTTTAATATAAGACCTAAATTTATTATCTTTAACGTATTCAATAAAGAAATCGCCTATTCCTGTAATACTAATATGCTTACCTTCTATTAATTTATTATTAAGAGTGTCAGCGTATTGTTTTATAATATCTTTATAATATTTAAAAGGTATTCTATTAGTATCTATAAAATCTAATTTTTCTTTTCTTTTTAATAAAGGTATTTTTATTTTTAAGTATTGTTCTATTATTATTCGTAAATATAATAAATCTTTATCATATTCACAATCTTCTAAAGGAATAGGATTTCTTTTACATTTATCAGATAATAAATAATCCTTATGAATATAAGGTCTAAGTTTTATCTCGTTTGCCGAAAGAGAGATGGTATTTATTAGCGGTATTAGATATTCTTCTAATTCTTCTATACTTTCTCTTAATAAACTATATTCCAAATCTAATTGAAAATAATGTAATTTATAAAATACTGTACTATCTACCATTACTTCTATTATTAGTATCCGAATCCTTTTCTATGTTTACTTCTTTACCATCTGTAGTAAGTAATGGATATTCTCCTTTTACTATATTATTACTAATACTTTGCATCATATCTAAAGATATGGCAAATTCATTATCATCTTTAAACTTCCCCTCTTTACAAAAGTTATATACTATTGTAGGGTCTTCTATAACTCCTTCAAAAGTTATTTCACAAATATCTAAAGCATTTAATATATATCCATATTTGTTAATTGTTGTCCAGAATATATCTTTATTTCTATATGGTAGGTCTTTTTTATAATCTACTTCAGATAACATACTAAATATATAAGGTTTATTTCCTACAGCATTACCTGTATATAAGAAACCTGATTTATTAGAATCTTTAGTTCTTATAGGTAAAGGGATTTTTTCTTTAGTTTTAAGTATATATTTATCCTCATCTTCTAAAAAAGATAAACATTCGGGATTAACTCCACACATTTTAATATTAAAATCTTTAAGTTTATCTACTTTCTCTAAATCTAATGTAAATCTTTGTACATAGTGTAAGTATGATAAAGAATTACTATTCTTTTCTAAATCTCTTTTTAAATAAGTACTTCTATAATATAATAAAGTAAGTTTAATAGATTCTCTTAATGTTTCATTGAATTGGTCGCCTAGTTTATAGGCAATATCTTCTGCTATATGATTTAATACAGGCATATTTTTAATGTTTTAGTTAATATACGAAATATTTTAATATAAAATCAAAAAAAAGGAAAGATTTATTAAATCTTTCCTCTTTTATAAAAATCTATCAAAATTCATTTAATAATATATATGTAAATATTTTTTGAGGTTTAGTATAATTTAAAAAACTTCTATATTTAATAATATCATTAATAACACTACAACCTACACTCCATTTACCTATTATAATATTTATTATTTTATTTACTATATTAAGGTTATAAGTATTAGGGTGGAAATTAATTCCTATTCCTGATTCAATAGAATATAAATTAGAATCTCCTGATTTATTATTTCGATTATTATCTCTAATAATTTTAAGTTTCCCTGTCTGTACCAATGCAGGTACTTTACGTTTATGAAGTCCTCTAGTCCATACATTATAGTAACATTCATCTACTTTTACTATAGCAGTGCCTTTTTTATTCCATAAATTAAAATTCTTTAATCCATATAATCCTGAATTAGTAGTACCCGTCATTACAGTAATAAAAGTAGTACCTTTATAAATATAGAATTTATCATCGTATGTATCAGGTTTATCTTCTTTACTTCTAATACCTACTATATAGTAAGTTTTAGGATAATGTGTAAAACTAGATAAAGTCTTAATTTTATTTAATATTTCTTCATCTGTATAATTTTTCATTTTATTTTATTTTTATAAAATTATTAAATATATTTATGAATTGAGTTCTAATTAACTTTAATAAAAGACTTAAAGGGTCAAAATTCTCTAATTCTTTTTTAGTCTTAATTGTATATAAACTAGAAAAAATAGAAATACTTTCACTTACTATTAATATTTGAGTTACTTTAATAAGAAATTCTTTACCATCGAAATCTTTAGTAAGACCTTTTATTATTAATCCTAGAATCAAAGGTATAGATAATATTATAAGTTTAGTATTTATTCCAAATAATAATAATTTAAAACTAAATTTTTGTTGTAGTACAACACTTTTCCATACTCCTAGTATAGTATCAGTAATCATTAAATAGTATAATATCTCTAATGTATTAGCTGGTATATTAAGAAATAGAATAATACCATATAGAAATCCTTTTAATTCATATATATACTGTATTAAAAAATCAGTTTTTTTCATATTTATTTATTTTTTAATTCTTGTTTAATATTATAAATATCTAAAAGATTATTTATTTTTTCTAAATAATTAGGATAGTAATTAATAAATAAATTCTTAAATTTATTATATAGCTCTAAATCCTTTTTCCTTCCCCATATATGAAGATAACCATATTCTTGTATAAATTTATCTTTATAATTATCTATCAAAACCTCAACCCTCAACCCTTCTCTTTCGGCTAACAAGTATAATAAGTATTGTTCAAAGATAACTGATACACAAATTTTTTTTGCTTTTATAAATGCTTCTTTATTTTCATTTATCATTTTAAATACTTCCGTACAATATAAAGTATTAAATTCTATATTATTACATAAGTATATTCCCATATTATATGCTTTAAAAGATCTTCCGAAATTAAGTATATTTGTTTTAAATCCATTTTTATATAAAGTGTTTATAATTCTATTATAAAAAGGAGTAAAAGTAGTCATACTAGATTTATTATGTTCAATACTTTGAACTGCTATATCTATTTTACTCTCATTAAATAAATAGATAGGAAACTTATAATTAAAATGAACATCGTTATCAATATGTATAAATGGTTCAGTTTGAATTGAATAAGCATATATTTTTCCTAATGCCCACATATCTCTATCATAATGAGATATAGCATCTAAATCTGTAGTTACTTCGTCAAATATTTCTAATTTATCAAATATAGGTTTACATCTAGTTGTAGTTATCATAATTACTTTTGTAGCATACTCTTTAGATTTTAATACACTTTGTATTAAGGAAAAAAACATAAATTCGGTATTTAACCACCTATTAGAGAAAGACTCTAATAGGTTTTGGTTATCGTCTGCCGTTTCCCAATAACTATATATAAAATTCATGTTTAATTATATTATACTATTATAACAATGTCCTCCTTTCTTCCAATATCTTATATCTACTATATAAAGTAAGTAGTACCAAAATAAACCAAACCAACTTAATGTATTTGTTAATTTGTTTTTTTCTAAAACACTACTTATAGTTTCTCCTACTTTACCAAATTGATAACCTTTTTTAGTTATCATTGATAAGTTAAAAAAGCATCTAAATTCTCTACACCCAAAAATATCTAAATTTAAAAGTGTTTCATAGAACATCTTAGAACTATTCTTAAAACCATAAACATAAATTACACAACCTATATTTATAATATAAGTAATTAGAAATACTCCTACTGCAATAGCACTAATTATCAGTAATATTATTGTCATTTTCAGAAGTATTAGTATTAATATCTTTTACAGTTTCAGGTATATTTATTTTTTCAAAAGGGTTAAAATCTTCTTTTTTAACTTCAACGGCTTTTTCTACATATCTTTCCCAAACACTTGAATCTTTGCTATATCTAAATCTACCTGTCGGATTTCCTTCATTATCTTTTATTTCACTTTGAGTTTCAAGTTTTAAAGCTTGGAAATAAGCTTCATTCATTTTTACTCTTAAATTACCTTTTATTGTTTGTAATAAAGGTTCTAAAACGTTTAATAAATAATCTATTTCTTCATTTTTATAAATAGAAACTTTAGGCTCTTTTCTATCAATTATATTATGATTTTCATCTAAACATTCATCGATTATTTCTACTTGATATATATCATCTGTTTCAGGTATTTGTTTGAATCCTAATCTTCTTCTAACTAACCCTTCAATTCCATTTTCAGTATTAAATGGTAAAATTGTATTTGAAATTATTGCTATCATACTTAGTTTTTATTTTTTAATTCTTATATCTATATTAGTTATTGTCATATTATTACCTGATATTTTACTAATAAATAATCTAAAACCGTTTATTGTAGGTGATGTATTTATTCCTTGAAATAAATCAGTTCCACCACTAAAAATATCTGTTTCAAAATTTAATAACTCTTCATTGGTAAAAGTCGTACCAGTAATTTTACCTACATAGGAAAATACCTTACTTGCAACTACTGTTGTACCATCTCCTCTTCTAATTTCGATAAGGAAGTTAGAAGTAACTCCAGCTCCACCTACAATAGTTCCTGAAGCTCTTAATATAATTTTAGGGCTATAATAATTAGTTGTAGTTGAGTCAAACATAAATCTACTACTTAATCCTGAAGGATTTGTTGCAACTAATCCAACAGGAGCTGAACCATCATTTGTTATTGCTCCTCCCGAACCAAGTAAAGTATTTAAGGTTAATTCTAGTACAGTTGTTGAAACTATCTGTAAAAAGTTTTTTACATTTCTATACAACCACGCATTTTGAGTATAATTATTACCTATCCCAATAGATACCCATTTAGTACCGTCCCATTTATAGAAAATAGTAGTATTTGCGGGTACTCTAAATGTTCTGTTTATTGTACCGTTTATTGTACCTACTACAAATATTTCTGAAGTTAAGTTCTCATTAGTGATAGTTATTTCATTCCTTGCAGATGATGTAAAATTAGGTAAAGTATATATAAGTCCTGCAACTGAAGTTTTAACACTTCTGTCTGTTCCTAAAATAGTATAACTATTAGTATTTTGAACTGTTCTAGTGGCAAAACTACCTTCTACTTGTAAAGTACTTTGAGGATTAGTTCCCCCTATACTTGTTCTAGTATTAACAGCACTATTACCTATTAAAATATTTTTTTGATTAGCTCCTGTACCTATATTAACCTGTCCTGTTGTTCCACTATCTAAAGTAACTGCTCCAGTAGTACCAGTTTTTATAATTATAGATCTACCAGCAAAAGAAGTAATACTATTACCAGTACCATCTAATACTATACCTTGTCCCGTATTATGGTAAATGGTAAGAGCATCGCCAGTTAATTGTGAATTAGCATTTATAATAATAGAAGGAGTAGTCGTAGCACTAGAATTAAAACTTAATCTATTTACACCCATTGTTACAACTCTTGCTGTGGTTAATGTTCCGTTTGCTGAATATAATGTAGATGGTTTTAATTCGGTTCTTATCATTCCGTCAGTAGGATTTCGAGTTAATATCTGTGTAAATGCAGCATTACCTACAGAAGTTTGTAATATAGGTAATATTAAATCTGTTCCTGTATGTCTTATAAATAATTGTCCATTATTATTTCCTAGCATTAGATTATTATTTACTGTTGCATTAGGTTTAGAAAAACGTCCTATTACTACGTTTTGATTTCCAGTCCAATTTATATCTGTAACAGGGATAGTACCAGTATCTAAAATAATATTATTATTTCCATTCTTAAAAGAAAGAGCAGTTCCTAAAATAATATTATAATTTCCAAGAGTTATACCTCCTGCAGCATTATTTCCTATGAATAAATTACCAAATGATTGTGTAAGATTATAAGCTATATTATTCCCTATACCAACATTAAATCCATTTCCTCCTAGTAGAGAAAGGAAATTATTACTCCCAACAATAACATCTTGTACTGAACCTGTTACATTTAGTAAATTAGTATTACCTATAATTGTAGATTGATCTGCATATTGTTTATTAGGAAAATTATTTAGCCCATAAACTAATTCTTTACATCGATATAAAACAAATACAGGTATTTTTCCAGCAATCATATTATTAACTTTAAATACTAATGACTTGTTATTAGTAGAACCTATAAATTCAGTTCCATCTGCTACACTAGTATCTAATACATTACCTGATAGTTTCCAATCTACAGTAGGTGTAGGTAAACTACTTATTATATCATCTAATTCTTGTTGTAAATAATCTTCTAATTCATCTTTTATTTCTTTCTCTTTAGAAATCCATTTATTAAGAATTTTATTACCTATAACAATAGTTCTAAAATTATAACTATATCCTGTATCTTGTTCAAAGAAAATACTTCCGTATTCTATATTTCTTATAGGTTTAATATCTGTACTTAAACCTACATAATTATTATTTATCTTTGTTATCATTATATTATTTTTAAAATATTAAGGTAAAGTAGTAATAGTTTGTACATCACTTTCCCAATTAGTAATAACACCTTGAGTATAATTTATTTTAACCTTAATATTATAAATAGTATTAGGTAACAACGAGGTAATACTTTCTGATGATTGTCCTGGAGTAATAGTATATGGGTATGTTAATCCATTATCAATAGATATAGCTCCTGTTATAAACGGTTGATTAGGCATTGTTCCTGTTTGTACATTAAAACTATTAGATGTAATTCCTGTTACAGGAAAATTAGTATTAGATGGTACTCCTCCTAATCTAGTTTTACTTATTCCATAATTATTAATACTACATACAGGTATTATTTTAACATAGTGGGGAGTATCTTTAAGGTTTTCATTATTTATTTGAGTAAATCTTATGATTTCTCTAAGTAATCCTGAATCCTCTTTACCTATAGCATCTATAACTGCTTCTAACCAAGTAGTATTATTAATAGTGTATTCTATCTTATATTTTAAATCAGGTATAAAACTAGAGTAGAATAATAATTCATTTGCTCCTATAACATAATCAACATGAGTATAACTTAGAATATCAGTTATTTCTGAAGTACATATTATTCCAGTTTTAACTGTTATATTGGAAGAAATAATTCCTCCATTATAATATACTATAAATCTAAATTTATATACTTTATTAGGACTTAAAGTATTTATACTTGTAATAAGATTATTAGGAGTTACTATAGTAAGATTATCTCCTTCTATTTGTTCCCATAAAGTATTGTTTATAGTATTACCGTTAGCTGTTACTGATGCACTTAATGTTGTTTGGGTAATTATACCACTTAACTCTAAAAGTGAATCAAGATTTATTATAGGTAAACTCGTTTGATTAATTACATTTATTTTAATTTTTCCCATTTCATTTATTATTTAATAATTAAGATACATATTGAGTAGAACCTATATCAGCTATCTGTATAATTATATCTGATATTCCAATAGGAGTTGTTAAAGTAGTTGTAATACTTAATAATCCGTTTTGTATATCTATAAAATCTACAGCATCTCCATTAACTAGAATAGTACTTCCTACTTTAACTTCTATTCCTACAGGAATACTCATAAATCTAACTCTATAAATAGGGTCATTTTCAGGGTCAATAAAAATACCATTAAAATCAGATGCAGATAATATAGTAGTACTTCCTTTTGTTACAGTTTTATTTATATCTCCTATAATATTACCAAATCCATTAGTTCCTTTACTTATAACTATTTTAAATATAGCAGTTTTACTATATAAGCTATTTGTACTTATATCGCTTATTTCGTAATAAATAGGTACTAATACAGTAGGTTTAGTAATATCATCTCCTAGCTTATATTGAACTAGCCCTATATTAGATATAGGAGTAATAAAGGGATAAATATTAATTAAATTTCCATTATAATATAAATCTCCTATACTAGGAGCGTATAATATTTTAATATTATTTGGTAAATTTCCTTCTTTATCGTAATAATCAGTTAAAAAATCAGAACTTGTAAATGCAAACTCTAAATGAGGATATATTGAATTAGTAACTTTACCAACAAAATTATCAGCTACTATAGGAGCAGTGTTCTTTTCATTCTTAAAATCATTATTAATACTTTCTCCTACACTTATATCTACTTCTAATTTACTTAAACATCTAGATATTTTATTGTAGCTATATTTAGATTTAATATAATCAATTTCTGATTGGTCTATAGCTTGATTTAATTCATAATAATACAATGCTAAATAATTGTATCCTATAAAACTTTTAAATAATTGAGTATCAAAAGAATAATCTTTACCTAAACATTTATCAATCTGTTCTTTACATAAAGATTCTATTATAGTGCATTTATTACGATTTATAAATTCATTAATGTAAGAACTTATCCAAGTTTCTACTGAATTACAATCTTCTGAACAACCACAAGAACAATTATTATCATCGTTTATTATAATAGTTTTAAAAGGTTTTGTTACATTATTTAATACTTGTATATTATTAAATAAAGTTTGATAACTTAAACAATCTTTAGCTTCTTTAGGTAAACAATCTTCAACTGATTGATTACAACCACAGTCTTTACAAATATTAGAAGATATAGTATTTATTACTTTTGAAGTTAAAGTCTTATAATTATTTATACATACTTTATTATTATTAAATTCTAAATAATAATCCCCATCATTAGTAATAGGTAATACTTGAGTATTTTCTAAATTAAGAACAACTAAAGGCGGTATTATATAAGTATTTAGTAAAGTACTACCTCCTATACATTCATTTTTATAAAGTTTAACAGTAGTAGCAATTAATTCAGTACTTATAACTGTATAAACATCTTTATATTTTTTTACTTTAATCATTTTTATTGTTATTTTAAAAAGTTAATTAAAAAAAAGAGTAATAAATTTCTTTATTACTCTAATTAAAAACAATTAAAAAAATTATGTCAAATCTAATGTTGGTGTTATTGGGTCGGATTCAAATACATTTATAGTTCCTTGAATATTATCAAAAGCTTTACTAAAACATAATGATAATAAACTTTTTATATCACTTGTAATAGCTTCTCTAATAGGAACAGCTATATATAATTCTTGTGGAGTACTTTGTACTGTAGTACTAGGGTATCTTACTTTACCTACCCATCTTATATGAAACATATCATATTTTTCTTCGCTATCAGTTAAGAATGGTTGGCTGTAAAAATCTTCTCTTCTATATTCATAATTACCATTGCCTTTATAAACTGAACAATCTTGTTCAAGTCTTAACACATCTCTACCTTCTCCATTTCCTATTTTAGCAGGAGTAGTAGTTTCTATATAACTACCTGCCCACATACCTGATACAGATATTTCTAAATCAAATTGTTCACTTAATGCGGATAATTTAATTCCTAAAGTAGTACCACTTCCTACTTTAATGGCGTTAAAGAATTTAGTTTTATTAATATTACCTAAACCTTTATTAACATCATTTAAAGATAGAATTACTTTATTTACAAACTCTTCAGGTGTTTCGTAAGCTTTTTTAGTATTAGAAATAGTATGGAAATAAGTATAATTAAATCCCCAAGCAGAACGTACTCCAATAGACATAGATACAGTTCCTTCATTTTCAAATCTAAGAGCTTTCTCTAAAACTGTAGCACTTCCTATAGTTTTTTCTTGTTTTTGTCCTGCTTTATAAGGCACATAATCTACATCGTAAACATCTCTTCTTCTAATTAAAGGAATAGTATGTATAGATACTGTTTTATCTATATCTTTAGAAGTAGTTCCTACTTTTTGTAAAAAACTAATAATCTCTATATCGTTTACTGATGCAGTATCAGTAGGAGTAATTAACTTTGCTCCATCTCCATAAACAGCAAATGCACTTACAGGTATTAAGTTTATATTCCCTCCTATTATATTAACTCCTGATGAAAGGCTTACCCCTTTTTTTACTATAATTATACTCTTCATTTTATTTTATTTTACTCAATTAATATATTCTCTGTTTTAAATTTCTCATATCCTTCTTCTGAAGTTATCCCTTTTATAGTTTGAACTGTATTAGATATTATTTCTTTTATAACTTCTCTATCAAACTCTATTGAATTATTCAAATGTACGTTTAATAATTTAGGTTTTCGTAAGTATCTTAAAATGCAACTATTACCAATAAAATTAGATAAAAATTCAATTTCTAAACGGTTTTTAAACAACGATAAAAGCACAGATTCGTCTTTAGAACCACTTAAATAAGATTTTTTAATCCTTGTTTTAAATTCTTCATTAAGAACTCTAGTAGAAGCTGTAGCAATATTATCTTTATCTATCATAGTATAATAATTATAATCAATTTTAGTAGATTGATAAGAAGTTATTACAGTTGAGCCGAGAGGTAAGTGTTGAGTTGTTATTTTTAGTTCTCCTTCTAATCCTTCTATTTCATAAACTTCTTCTAAACTATTATACTTAATATTTATTTTTTTATTAAGTAAAGTAGATAATATTACATTATTTAAAATAAAGTTATTATTAAATCCTTTATCTTCATTAGCTATTAAAAAGTTATTAGGTAAATTATCACTATCAAAAAGTACAGTACTATTTACAGTAGTAATATACTCAAAGATAACACGTGATACCTCTCCTATCGGCTTATATTTTATAATATCTTTACTTTTAATAATCGTAGAATTATCTTCTAATTTACATTTACAAAAAGTATTTACTTCACTACTAATATAATATAAATAATTATAAGGAAAGAAAACTATTGCTTTCTCTCCTTCATATAATATATTAAAAGGTAATTCTTCATATAAAGCATCTAAATCATCTATTCTCTTAGTAGTATCATAAATACCTTCATTTTTATTATTAGAATTAGGCTTAAATCTTTGTTTAATAAACTTTAATACCTCATTGTTAAATATAATGTCTATTTCTTCAGGAAGAAAATTCTTATTCCAGTGTGTATCTATTTTCTGTAAAAGAATATTTATTTCAATATGTATTTCAGACGCTGTCATAAGTAGTTATTTATTCTTTTTTAACTTCTTTTTTAAAATTAATATCAATATCTAATTGAGATTTTAATATGTTAAGTGTACTCTCTCCATTAGGAGATTTTAATAAACCTATTAAATCAGGTAAAGATTCTGCAATCATAACACCATCAAATAAATATATAGTAGTATTAATTATATTAGTTATTTTGTTTTCAGCTAAAGCTCTAGCTATTAAATAATAATAATCTAAATCTACACTATTCATATATTCAATAAACTTATTAAGTCTATCATCATTAAATACTTGTTCAGTAATATAAGTATTTAACTTAATCCATTTATCAGTATGGTTTAAATTATCTATTAGAGGTAATTTAAATAAATAATAAACTTCATTTAATTTAGTTTTATTCTCTTTCACTGTTCCATCAGATAAAGAAGATAATAAGATAATAGCTTTTGTTCTTCTATCAATTTCTTCTTTTTCAGCTTTTCTTGCTAATTCTCTATCATAGATATAAAAAGAAATATTATTAGATTTATATCTATCTTTGTATTCCGTAGCTACTCTTCTTCTTACACAACAATAAGAAAGGATTAAGAAATTACTAGTATCTTTAATACCTATAAGTCTAACTTGATTTTCTAATATCCCTTTTTGTAATAATAAAATTTTATCTTTTACTGTTATTATAGATTCTATTTTATTTTTATATTGGTCTGATATTAATAAATTTACAGCTATTTCAATTCCTTGTTCTTGTTCAGGTATTTTAGTATTATAATTAGGAACTTCTACTCTAAATCTTCCCCAATAATCTTCTACTGCTTTTTGAAAAGTATTATCGTTTAATGAAACTCCTATTACTTCAGGCATTATTAATCGCTCTAGTTCTCCTGATATACCTTTTAAATTTTTACCTGTTAAAATATCTAAACTAGATGTAAGAGGAAACCTTCTAGGGATAATAGAACTAGTAATTCCATTATCTTCTTTCTGAATTAATCTAAAATTTAATGAATAAGGAATAATAGCTTTTTTATTTTTATCTTCAGTTGAAGCATTAGGATTACGTGCTAACATTCCTTCTTTAGATAATGGATTGGCTACAGCGGTATTAACTGTAGATTGATTTGATAAATCACTCATAATTTTAATTTTTATATTTATAATTAATTTTAAATTTTGTATTTTATATTTTATTTATATTTTTTACATAAAAAATAGGTATTAATATATAAATTAATACCTATTAAAAATAATATATAAAGTAGTAGAATTAGTATTATTAGTTTAATTCTGCTTTAAAGAATAAACTTGTATTAGGTCTATTCATTGTAATACCTCCTGTACGAAGATAGTGTATTGAAGTTTTATCCTGTGAAGTTGCTAAATTAATGGTATTAGATTTACTAGCAAATAAATCAGAATGACTTACTGTAGTATTACCATAATTACCTACTCCTTTAACTCCATAAGCTTTATCAAAAACAGTCATACCTTGTTCAATACCACGTAATAAAGCTCTACCTTTTTGATGAACAAATTGAACATTTCTTACACCATCATAAGTAGAATGGTCAATAAAATATGCTTCATAAGAGGTCATTGGATATCCTGTTTCAGGGTGTATATCGGCTATTTGAGCTCTAGTACCATTATCTAAGAAAGGAGCGTGTTTAACAGTTATTGTATGACCTGCTTGATGTCTATATCCACTAAAGTTAAACCCGTAGTTAAGATTCATAGGATCTGAACCTGTAATAGTCCTGTTTAAAGCACCGTCAAATACATTCCACCCTGACATACTCTTAACCATTATTCTATTAAATACTTCTATAAAAGCCTGTCCAGCATATAAAACTACTTGTACATTTTGTTGGTCTGTAGCTCTATAAAATAAATTATTAAAGATACTATGTAATCTTCTTTCATCTAATTCTCCATAAGTTTCTATATTAGGTATTTGTTCTCTTAATCCTGCACCAGTAGGAATTTCTTCTCCTGTATCAGAATCAGTTAATAAACATCTACCATTAATATCTCTATTATATCGAGATTCCCAAAGAGCTTCTTCTATCTCTTCTTTAAGTTTCATTTCTTGTAACCACTCGTCATATTCTAAAAAGTATTCAGTCATTCCACCTGTAGCATTAGGTAATTTAAAACACATAGCTTGATTACTAATATTACCAGCTAAATGATAACTTCTTCTAAATATTCCTAATTGATTTTTAATCTCTCCTGGAGCTTGACTAGTAGAACTATTACCAAATGAATGAGATTCAGATACATTAGCTCCTCCATGATTACCCCATTTAGAATTAGGTGCAAATTCTTCTACAGGAATAAAATCTTTATCAGATGTTCTATGAGCCGTAAAAGTATATTCAAAACCATTATTACTGGATACTGGCTCTCCTTCTACTCTAGCTTGATAACCATTTTTAGAAAGAACATTTTGTTGTCTGCTAAATAATTTATCTTTAAAAGTTATTTTAAATGGTAATCCTCCAAATCCTAATTTAGAATCAGCAGGATAATTATGATTAGCAACTTCAGAGTATCTTTTGATTTCTCCCATTACTCTCCATTTAAATTCTATTCCATTAATACCTACACCACTTGTAGCAGAACTACCTTTATATTGACCTTCAGTCATAAACTGTAATGGAAATCTACTAGACTCTCTACCCATTAAATGAGTAATTGCCATATTAATAGTATCAGGATTAGTTAAACGAGCTTCAGATAAGCTATGTATAGTAGCTACTCCTGATTGATTCATTATTTTATCCATACTAACTATTCTAGTATTAGGTATTCCACCATACCCGTTTTCTTGTTGTATCATTTTTGTAAAAATTTAATTAATTAATTATTAAAAAATTTGGCTACTTGATTACCTTCTGCCACTGAAGGAGTATTACTCTTATTACTGTAATGATTACCCTTAGTACTATTATTGTTTTGTTTTTTTACTCTTTCTCTAAAAGATAGAATTTTTTTCTCTTCTGCCATTACATTAACTAATTTAGATAAATCCCAATTATTGTATCTTAGATAAGATATCATTAAAGAATTTTCTAAAGGTTCTTGTTCTTGCATTATCATATCTTTACTTTTTCCTGTTTTATCTACAGGTGTAGAAAGATAATTAAAAAAGTCATTAATTCTATCTTTAGGGAGAGTTAAACTTCCTAATTTACCAGCACTAACTGTTTTCTTTACTGTATTCCAGTAATTCTTTATTTCTTCTTGTTCTTTTTGTTTTTGTAATTGTATTTGTTTTTGTTGTTCTGCTACTTTATCTTTATTTAAAGTTATTAAATTTAATAAAGATTCAGCAGTTTGAGTATTAATAACTTCATCTCCTGCTTTATCTATTAATCCTAATAAAGATTCAGGGTTAGGTACTTTAGCCTCTGTAAGATATTTTCTTATATATCCTATTTTTTGTTCTTTAGATAGACTTTCTAAATTTACTTTAGAATAATCTTCTTCTTTAACACTAAAATTATCAGGATTACCTCCTGATGCAAGATGTAAATAATAAGATTTTACTTGTGGATTATCATTAAAAAAAGCATCTATACTTTGAATAGTTAGTTGTTGAGCAGTATCTACCGTCATTTGCACTATTCCTTCTTCATCGTCAGAATAATCTTTAAGATTCCCTTGTTCATCTTTAAGTTCAATACCTAATTTAGTTTCTAATAAACTTCTACTAGAATAGATAATAGAAGATTGTTTATCTAATTCTTCTTTAGATAAAACTATTTCTCCTAATCTATTAACCATATTCCCTTTATCGTCTAAAGGAAAATCTCCTGTTTTAAGATAATTTTCAATATCTTGTTTAGTAAATACTACTTTATTATCTCTTATAAAATTACCTTCTGTATCATAAGATGTAGCATTTATCTCTTTAAGAAGATTAGTAGAAAACTCTTTTTCTTCAGTAGATAATTTATTTACATCTTTCTGTATTAAAGATGTAAACGATTTTACTAAATCATCTTCCTTAAAAGAATTATTACTTTGTGGATTACTATCAGAATTATCAATAATAGAATTATCAATAATAGGATTATTACTAATATTTTCGATCTCTTTATTAACAGGAGCGATATTACCTCCTGCAAAAAAATTAGATACATCTGCTGCATCTATATTATTTGGTTCTACATTCATAAATATATGTTTTTAATATTATTTTTTATTATTTTTTAACTTCATTACATTTATCTTTTTATCTTCTAATACAAGTTCTTTATTTTCAACTTGTATTTGATGTTCTAATTCTTTATTTTCAATATCTTTTTGATGTTCAAATTTCTCTTTATCTAAAGCATTAGGAATATCTTTATTAATATAAGTGGATTCAGCTCTTGTTTTAGCAGCTTGTATAATAGCTTCTTTATTAGAATCGGCTTTATATCTATCTACATCTCTATCTTTTTCTTTTCCTTCTTCTTCTATTTTAGCCATCTCTTGTTCATGTTGTCTTTGAGATTCTGCATTTTGTTGTTCTAGATCTTGATTTTTATCTTCTAAATCAGCTAATATTTTAGCTATTTTTTCAGGGCTATTAAGACTTAATACTGTTCCTACTGATTTTAAACCTCCATTATTTTGTAACATAGGTAATACTAGTTGTTTTAAAGTATTCATATTTTCAGTAAGTTCTTGAGAATCTTTAACAAATACATTATAATCACTTTCTAAATGTTTAATATAATCATCTGCGTTTAATTCTATCATCGCTTCTGCTCCATCAGATTTAATATATTTTTTCTTAATACCATCAACCCAAGCCATTTTACTTAAATCTAAAAATCCTTCGTATTCAGTTTGAATAAATTTATCAAACTGTCTAACAGATTCTGCTGTAATAATAGCACTACGAAGTATAGCTTGTTCAGTGGTTGATTTACCTGCTCTAGTATCTATATCATTAAATCTTTGAGCATTCATTCCTATACTTGACCAAAATTGATTAATTATATCTGTTCTTAAACTTTGTAACCCTGCTATATCATTAAATAATTGCATATCTATTGATTTAATAGCTTGAAGAGCTACAGCGGCATTAGGAGCAGATTCATCTATCCAAAGTATAGAAGTTTCGTCTGCATGAACCATAGTATCTGTTGTGTTGAGTCCTTTTTTACTTGTTACTAATCCTTTAGGCAGTACTAATAACTTATTTTTATTCTTTAATAAAGTTTTTTCAATTAAATAGGATACTGTATTAACAAGTAGTTGATAAATATACCCTTCTTTAATAATGCTATTTATTTGTCCTATTCTCGTTCTCGTTACTCTTCCATTATAAGGAAGCTTTTGAACAGATTTATTATTTACTTCTGCTCTATTATAAGGAATAGGTCTAAATCCGAAGAAATAATCTCCTGCTTTATGAATTTCAAATACTCTATTTTCATAATGCCATTTTATTTTTATATCTCCAGCGTCTTTATTTAATTTATAAGTATCATCAACTTCTACTACTCTTTCTTGACCTAATTCATCTATATAAGTAAGTTCTCCTACTTTTAAGAATCCTTTAAATACTACATGGAAATAATCAATATCATCAGTATTTGTAAAAACTTCTCCATATACGGATTTACATTCTCCTAAACTATCTATATATCTTGAATTTGTATTATTTATATAACCATTTCTTCCAAAAGCGGTATTAGTAGTACTTGCGGTATTATTATAATGGTTACCTACACTATATCTTCCATTAGCTTCTAAATCTTCTAACATTTCTATATCATCTCCAAATATATTATGAAATAAGTCTAATAATCTTGATATATTAGTTTTTTTTCTTCTTACTCCATAAGAATAATCTTCTATATAAGGACTATGTGTTTCATGTGGAAAGAAATATTCTTCAGCAGGTACATATTCGTAATCAACATCATCAAATCTAACAGTTTTATAAGATATACCTCTTCCTACTGTTATCCAATCATGATACATCTCTATTATTTTTTCTTCTACTTTTTGTTCAGATTTAATATAATCTAAAGCATCTTGACCGTTTATAACTCTCTCTTTATCAAAAGCGTTTTTAAGTTCTTTTTGTTTTTGTTCTAAAGGAGGTTGTTCAACAGTTTCTTCTCCTGTAGAGAATCCTTGTTCATTTAGTTTATTTACAACTTCTTGTGCATAATGTTGTTCGTATAGCTTATATAAAGATTCTTTATATCTACTATCATCAACAGGATTACCGTCAATAACAGAATATTCGTGAGTTCTTCTTCCAAATTCTCCTTCAAATAAAGAAGTAACAGCTTTTAAAATATTATAATTTTTTAATGTTGTAGTACTTTTAAGTTTACTATTATTTTTTAAGCCGAAAGGAGATAGTGTATGTTTATAGTCTCCTTCGTTTATAACTCCTTCTACAGCAGCTCTAAGTTTTTGTATTTCTACATACTCTTCTTTATATCCACAATTACTTATATAATAATCTGCTATTTGTTTTATTATTGCATTATCATTTTCTTTAATAAGTTTACTATCTAAAAATAAACTAGGTAAAAAACTTCCTGTACTAGGTTCTTTTTTATGTTTATTTTTTTCGTTTATATAATTTAAATCTTCCATTATTAATTAATCAGTATAAATATTAAAATAATCATCTTCTTCATAATTATTATCATCGTGTTCTAGTTCATGGTTAGTCATCATTTCTTGTACATCGTAAACCAGTACAATCAATGTAGAAACTCTATCAGCATTTTTAATACCATCAAATCTTATTATTTCTTTTAATCCTGCAATAGAGTAAAAATAGTTTATATTTCTTATTACTTGACCTGTAACCTCATCTGTTCCTCTTTCTGTTAATAACCAGTTCTTTAAAAATTGAATACCTGCTGATTTTCGATACATATTAGAACCAATAGATATACCAAATTTTCTTCCTCCACCTCCTTTAGATAATTCTTTTTGATATAAAAATTCAGGGCTAGGTTTAAGTAAATGAGTTAAGTTAAATCTTTTAGCATAAGGAAATACATCTCCTCTATCTGATTCATATTGTAAAGTCCCATTACAAAATATTACTGCTAAAAATAATTGTTTATTATACTCATCAGTATCTTCTGTTCTACCTACATATTCTCCTATAATTCTATCCCCTTTTAACTTAGTATAAGAGTTAGGTTTTTCATATATATAAGTTCCTCCTAATGAATCCTTAATAGAATAAAATTCTTTCTCTTTACTAATAGCAAAAGGATCGTGATAGACACAGTATAAATCCTCAGGTATATTACCTAAAGAATCTCTATAAAAAGTATCCCATAATATCCAACAACCTCTTATATCGGTTTTAGGATTAGTAGGATAATCGATAATTAATGGAGCGATTTCTATATCTTTATAATTAAGTTCTGCCATATTCCTATCGACAAACTTTATAGTTTTAGTAAACTCTCCTATAAATACACCTTCTCTAGTTATATTTTTTATAGATTTATCAAAAGTAACTCTTCTTAATTGTTCTGTTGCTTCTTTAGTACAAAGTAAATTAGCTTTACTTCTGCTAAATGCTTCTGAAGGGCTAAATGGTTCTTCCATAGTCCTATCATTAAGCTTAATAGGGTCATTCTTTACATCTTCTCTTGATTTTCTTTCTACAGAGTATGCAGATTTAATATCAGAATTACCGTGTATATCTATAAGTCCAGGTTTAGATACAGTAGAGGAGTGGAAAAATCCACAACCTGTATCAATAGAATCCTTATCCCATATATTTAAAAATGTTAAAAATTGATATTGATAAGTATTATAAAACACATCTTCAAACCCTTGCCAATATTTAGAATCTCCTCCTCCTGTACCAAATATAATAAATAATCCTGTTGTATATATACCATCACTAAAAGATTTAAGAGTAGGTTCTATAACCTCTTTTAAGTTAGCACATTTTCCTGCTTCTTCTAATAATCCTAAATCAGCATCTTTACCACGCATACCTCCAGCATCCTTAGAAAGTATTACTCCATATGCTTTACTATTATATCCTTCTATTCTAGGACTATCATTATATCTAAATCCTATATGAAAATATTCTAATAAATTGTGTAATCTTCGTTTCTTAAAATCAGTTATATCAAAATGGTCTAAATATTGTTGTACTTTGTTCATAGTCCCATCTTCAAAAAGAGAACCTTTATCATAAGCTCCTACAACACTAGTACTATTTTTATTAAATAATAATCTATTAGCTACTATATACCCATTTTTATAACTATATCCTTTTCTACGTGCTTTACCTACTACTAAATGCTGTCCTACTAATCTACATAATTCTACTGTTTTAAAATAATAATAATCTCCGTCCCAAAAATCAGGTAATCTTAATTCTTTACTACCTCCTCTACTTCTATTATTTTTAAATAATACTTCTCCATTTGGAGAATATACAGCACTTTCTTTTTCTTGAAACTCTTTACTAGCTTTTATTATTCCATAATTAAGATAACCGTAATGTTCTCCTGTTATATGTATTTTTTGTAGTTCATATATACCTTTAGAATTTTTATATAACTTACCATAAGCAGTCATACCATTACGTATTCTATCTTCTTCTCTGTCCCAAAACTCTATATACTCTCTTTTATCATATATAGGGTGTAATTTAGTATATGTTTTATTCTTTATAAACTCTCTACCTGTTTTAGTAAATTCAGTAGTATTAACAAATGCTATATCTTCCATAGTATAAGCATCTATGGTTCTAGCATCTTTACCTGCTTCTATTAATAAATCATGTCTTTGAAAAGGAAAGTTATATAATTCTAATTTAGAATTTTTATATAATTTATCTATTTCTCCTCTTTGAGATAATAGAGCTACCTCTTCAAAGGCAGTAGATGTTAAAGCCCTCATAATTTAATCAATAAATAATGTTTCTAATGATGAAGATAATACGTTATAAAAAGTAAGATTACAATTATCTGCAAATCCTTTATCTTCTTCTCTATCTCCTATCATAATACTATTCTTCATATCAATATTAAAATCTAAAGCTATAGCATATCCCATTCCAGGATTAGGTTTACGTTCATAAACTTCTTTATAACTTTTACAATACTCGGATACTATTCTAACTCCTTTATATTTATTAAGTTTTTTAATAAGTTCTTTAATAATATCATCTAGTTTACTTATAAATTGAGCTTCTGTTATAAAACCTTCTTCTATTCCTCCTTGATTAGTAACTATAGCTATTATATAATTTCTTTTAACAGCTCTTTCTATAATAGGTAATAACGCTTCATTAAGTTTCCAATCTGAAATACCTAATGGGAAAGTTTTACCGCTTATTGTTTTTATTAATGTATTATCTAAATCTATAAATAATGCTTTGTTTAATGTAAATTCCATAATAATATTAATTTTGTTGATTATTTTTATAATGTTCTAGTAATAATTTAACTTCATTTTTTAAATAAGGTATTTTTATTAATTGATTATTATTATTTCTAATATGTATAATTTCTAATCCATTATCAACTAGAGTATATCCCCATTGTTCTAATATATAAGCATATAAACTTAATTGTAAAGCATATATATTAAATTTACTATTCTCTAAATGATTAATAGGGTATAATAACATTTCTCCTGTTTTTATCCATTCAGTAGATTTAATCCACTTTCCTCCTAATTGTATTTTCTTATAATACCCAGCAGTTTTATGTAATTCCTCTTTATTAGTTTTCCAATCAAGTATAACGAATCTATCTCCTTTAATAATAGGAACATCAATCATACCTGCTACATTATAATCTTTTAAAAATACTTTTTTCTCTGCATATATTACAGCTCCTGTATTTATATATGATTTTAATCTTTTGTATATAAAAGGGTGGACTTCTTCTAAATTAGTAGAATCTAAATCAGATACACAAGAATAACTCTTCTTCTCGGCTGACCATGTTATAAGTTTATTACTCTCTCCTGTATAATCTTTTTTACTCTTATTAATAGTATCTTCTAAAAAATTATGAGTGTTACTTCCTTTAATACAAGCCTCTTCAGTTAATATATCCCAATCATTAATAGTTTTTTTATAATACAAACTATATAACGGGTCTTTAAGAATCTTATCTATTGTATAAGGAGTTCCTTCTATATAAATAATATTTAGTTCTGGTTCAGGTTTAACTTTTATATTAGCATCTTTTAATGCAGTATAAACTCCCCAAAATTCCTTTTTAAATTCTTTTTTATATAATCCTATTAAAGTAGTAACAGATATATATTTTATTCCATCTTTAGTATAACTATGAGTTTTTTCATCGAAATCTATATCTTTATAATCTTTTTCATTTTGCTGTATATCTTTTTTATAAACTATATTTATCATAAATAGTAATTTTAAACTTCTCTATTATAAACATCTTCATCGCTACCGTATATTTTACGTTTACCGCTATCAGTTTCTACCCAATTTTTATAAATCTCTACAATAGATTTTTGTAAACTAGGTATTTCTTTAATCATATCTCTAATAGATTTACTATTAGTTATACAATCTTTAATAGTATTATTAATAACTTGAATGTTTTTAATTAATTCAGGAGATATATCAGAAGTTATATCTAATTCTTCTAACTTAATTATTAAAATAGATTCTAACTTATCTATAGATTCTCCTATTCTTTTTATCCTCATACCTAATTTCTTAATTTCAAGGTTTGCCGAGAGGTAAGTGTATGCGTTAGGGCTTGTGTCTATATATCTAGTTCTATATAACTCTCTACAAATAGTAACTTCTTTAGGCTCTGTGAAATTATTTAATTTAAGAAATCTAGTAATATCTCTTTGTTTTTCTTTCTCAGGATTACTATAATAAACACTTCGAGGGTCTTCCATTAGATATATATAAAAGAGTATATTAATAAACTGTTGTTTCTTATGTAGAGGATTTCCTTTATCCTCTTCAAATAGATTTATTAAATTCTTAAACTCTATATTTTTAAAGATTTCAACTTTGTTTATAGATAAAGTTAAACCGTCAGCCGAAAGAGAGAGAATCTCGTTTTGCTTTATGTCTATGTTCATAGTTCTTCGTTTATATCTACATTAGTATCTACTTCATTATCTTTATTATTTCTATTAGGTCTTAACAAGTCATATTCGTAAGTTAATACCGAATACTTTTTAAAAAATTTATCTAGTTTTTTTGTTACTTGTTCTGCTAAAACTCCTTTTAATACTTGTTCTCTTTCAATAGTAAACTTTTCTTCTTTCTTCTCTTTGTACCAAGCGTCTATTTCTTTTCTAGCTTCTATTAGAGCATAGTAATACCCTAATTCATCATTAGCCTCTACATATAAATCTAGTATATTTCCTATCTCTCTTATTCTTTCTCTAGGAAATCTATGTAAGAATGTTCCAAAATTATCTATTCTTACACTATACTTTAATTGAAAACTAGCTTTAGTAATATTAAGCATTGATTCTATTACTGAATTAATTTCTTCTTTAGTAAAAATATTTCTTTTACTTATTTCTCTTTCTTTATGAGAATTTCTATTATTAGATTCTATTATTCTAGTAATATCTTTTTTTACTATTTCATTTACTTTATTAGTAACCTCAATAATTATATCTAATTTAGATACTTTGTTATTCTCTTTATATTCTGAATAAACTTTACTGTTATGTCTTTTTATTTCAGTATTCTCTTTAATACCATTATTCTTACGATTTACTTTCCCCATAAATATAGGAATAGTAGGAACTGAAATAAATTTAGGTGTTAAATCTAATCCTTCCATATCTAATTATAAAGTATTATTTTCTTTTTCTTCTTCTAATACTTCTTCTTTTTCTTCAGATATCTTTGTATTAATATCTATTACCTCATTTAATATTCCTCCTATTAAACTTGATAAACAATTTCCTATAAAATGTCTATAGGCTTCTTCTTGAATAAGGTTTTTAGTTTTAGTAATATCTACTCCTGTTTCATAAACCATTTGATATACTGGAACACTTGTATTATCTTTTAAGAAAGTCATATCTAAACTTAATAAATGAGGATTGTTAATTTTTTTATTAGTATTCTTATTAATTATATATCCTTCTTTAGTGTCTATTTTAGTCCAACTAATATTAAAAGCACAATCAACATTTATACTTTTATATACTTTAGTTATATTTTTTAATTGTTCATCTATAATACTCTTTAATAACACTAGATTGCCATGTTCATACTTATCTGATATTAAATTATTAACTGGTTTAGCAGTTCGAGTATTTTTTTCTATTGATATAATTTTTGAATCCTCCATAACTTTAATTATTTTAACAAATATAAGTAAATATTTTAAATTAGCAAATTAAAAATCTATTAAATTTAAAATAAAAACTTTGTTTATACCTTATTATATATAATAGGTATAAAAGACTTCTAAAATTAAAAATAAATAAGAAAGATTAATAATAGAGAGTAAATAGAAGATTATAAAGTATCTATTATGTAACTAAATACAGTAGTTAATAACTAAACTAGTATTAATAATTACATAGTGTATAAAGAAGAGGTTAGTAGTGTACTAGTAAATCAATTAAGAATAAAAATATAAAGAGTATGTTTGAGTAACGAGGAACGAGTACGAGAAAGGAATAGTAAAGTAGTAAAGTAGTAATAAGAATTAGAGGTAATTAATAAATGAAATAAAAATTAAGAGGGTATAGAAAATTAAAGATTAAGAATAATGAGAACTAATAATAAGTAA